GAATACACAAGTGTTGATGTACCTTCTCCTTCTAATTCTATAGCTAAACCTTATTTTGGAAATATTAAAAATTTTCCCCTAATAAATGAAATAGTATGGATAATATCCTTACCAGATACTAGTTTAAATGGTACTTCTAATTCTAGAGGTATATCAACTAATACTTCTGAATATTATATTTATCCGGCTGCTTTGTGGAATCACCCCCACCATAATGCATTCCCAACAAACCCAAACAATCTTCCCCCTTCTCAACAAAAAGATTATTTCCAAACCCAATTAGGAAATGTTAGAAGAGTAACAGACCAATCTACAGAAGTATTTTTAGGTAAAACATTCAAAGAACGTTCTAATATTCATCCTATTTTACCTTTTGAAGGAGATACAATATATGAAGGTAGATGGGGAAATAGTATTCGAATAGGATCTACCGTACCTAATACCCCTAACAATTGGTCTTCTACCGGAGAAAGTGGAGATCCTATAACTATTGTTAGAAATGGTCAAGGTAATCAAACTGAAGAAGGATGGGTACCTACTGTAGAAGATATTAATAATGATGATTCTTCTATTTATTTAGCAAGTACTCAAAAAATACCTTTAAACGCTTCTTCAACTAATTATTTTAGTTATAAAAACAACGCTCCACAATCACCAAATCAATACGCTGGAAAACAAATAATTATAAATTCTGGTAGATTAGTATTTAACACAACAGAAGATCATTTATTATTAAGTTCTAATAAATCTATTAATTTAAACGCTATTCAAGGAATTAATATTGATTCCCCATCAATAACCCTACAATCAGGAAATGTTTATATAGGATCTAAAAGTGCTAGTGAACCTTTATTATTAGGTAACCAAACCGTAGACTTATTAAATCAGTTAATATCTAATTTAGCAGCATTTTCTCAAGTATGTGCTTTTTTAGTATCAACCCCACCAGGAACTCTTATTACTCCTTTAAATATAGCAGCAACACAATTGCAAGGATCATTAAATGCTTTACAAGCTAATTTAAATAATTTAAAGTCTAAATATAATTATACAGTATAATGGCTACTCCTATTGAATTAGAACAAATTAGACAAGAAGAATTAGCAAAAGCACAAAAACAATCAGCTCAAGCCGATCAAAAAACGGTAGATGCTGATTTGATTCAAGATGCTACTCCTGAGGATCAAAAACCTAAAGGAACAGCTAAATTGCCTTCTTTGTTATTTACTTTAGGATCACAGATTCCCCAAATTATACAACCTTCATTACAAAATTTAATTCAAAAATACATACCTGATCCTGATACATGTCCTAACGAAGTTACTTTAAATGAATTAATTACTCAAAGAAATAATATAGTTAATTCTCTTAACAATATAGGAGTAAAAATAGATCAGTTAGGAAATTCAATAACTGGAGTATCTAATTTTTTAAATTTAATTATAGGAATAATAACAACTATAGATATTGCTTCTATAGCAACTTCAACTGCTGCTAAATTATTACCTACAGTTCCTGGAGCTGTTACTGCTGCTTTAAATGATGCTCAAACTGCAATTAGGAAAATTACTTTTGATAAATTTGGAAATTCTAAATTATCTAAAACTCAAGGAATTTTAAGTGGTTCGGCTTTAGTTATTTCTATTATAGGAACTTATATTTTAACTGTAAAGCAATTAATAGAATCTATAGATATATACATTAATAAATGTAAATTAAATCCTAATATTATTCCTACTTCGGATAGTATTAACTCCATAGCCGATGCTCAATTGCAAGCCCAATCCACTCAAAACCAAACCACATACCAGGGCTTTATTATTGAAATTGAAGAAATCCCTTATACCCCTACAGTAACCCGTCGAAGAGCAGTTGGTAAAAATCAACTAGGTATTACTTTAATCCAAACTGAATTATCTTTTACTACAAACTCTTTAACTTTAATTAATGAACTTAAATTCATTATTGACAAAGACAATTTAAAAGCTTATTAATTTTAATATTTATAAACAATGAAACCATCAGAATTCAAAAAAATCATCAAGGAAGCCGTTAAAGAAGCTATCCAAGAGGAGTTGCGTGATATACTTTTAGAAGCAGTTAAAACTCCTAAATCAGTTGTAAACGAGTCTGTACAAGATACATACTCCCAACCTTATATTGAAAATCCAAGAACGTTAACAGCCCAAGAACGTAGAGATATGTTTTCAGGTATGTTAGGTGAAATGCAAAAAGGAGGTACTATAACATCTCAATATGCTGGTAATTTCCAACCTCAATCCGTTGATACAATTAATGGGGCTTTACCTGAAGGACAAGTTGGTTTAGATCAAATAATGAATTTAATGAATAAATAATGGCATTCGGAGCAAAAAAGATATTTCCTGTTGATACTAAACCCGGAACAGGTGTTGGTATTGGATTACCTTTTAATGTTCCTGGAGTATTTAAAACTACTTATACTACAAAAGAAGCAATTAAAAACAATTTAATTAATTATTTCTTAACAAACCAACCAGAAAGATATTTAAACCCAACTTTTGGTGCAAGTTTAAGAGCTTTTATTTTCCAACAAATAACTGAAAATAACTTAAGTGGACTTAAACAAGATATACAGTCTAAACTAAATATCTATTTCCCCAATGTAAAAATAGGAACACTAGATATCACCAGTATTCCTGATATAAATCAAGTAAATGTTGAATTAACTTATAGTATAATCAACACCGGAATTTCAGATAATATTAATATTACTTTCACCTAATGACTGTTAAAAGAAACATACAATATCTTAATAAAGATTTTACAGAATTAAGAGCAAGTCTTGTTGACTATGCTAAAACTTATTTCCCTACTACTTATACGGATTTTAGCCCAACATCCCCTGGAATGATGTTTATGGAAATGGCTGCTTATGTAGGTGATGTATTATCTTTCTACATGGATAACCAAATCCAAGAAAACTTTTTACAATACGCTCGCCAGCCTAATAATTTATATGAGTTGGCTTATATGTTTGGTTATAAACCAAATGTAACTCAAGTTGCTACAACACATATAAGTTTTTACCAACAAGTCCCATCAATCCTCTCAGGATCCGTTTATGTTCCTGATTTTGATTATGCTCTTTTTATTAAAGAAAATTCTGTTATATCTTCTACTTTAAATTCTCCTATAAAATTCTTAATAGAAGACCCAGTAGATTTTTCAGTTTCAAGTTCTGGAGACCCAACAGAAGTTACAGTTTATCAAGTAGATGGAAGTAATAATCCTTCTTATTTCTTATTAAAAAAGAACAGAAAAGCAATATCTGCAACTATTAATTCAACTCAGTTTTCATTTGGAACTCCTGTTGCTTTTTCAACAGTAAATATTAATGCTAATAAAATTGTTGGTGTTTTAGATATTACTGATACTGATGGAAATGAATGGTATGAAGTTGATTATTTAGGTCAAGAAATGGTATATAATTCAATTAAAAATACCAATGTAAACGACCCTAATCTTTCCCAATATTCAGGTGATACACCTTATTTATTAAAGTTAGAACAAGTTCAACGTAGATTTGCTACTCGTTTTATTAGTACTGGATCTTTACAATTACAGTTTGGTGCTGGTACTGCTAATGATACTGATGAGGAAATAATTCCTAACCCAAATAACGTAGGTATTGGTTTACCTTTTGAACAAGATAAATTAACAACAGCTTATGCTCCTTCAAACTTTATGTTTACTAAAACATATGGTATTGCTCCTTCACAAACTACTTTAACAGTAAGATATTTAACAGGTGGTGGGGTTGAATCTAATGTAGCTGCTAATACTTTAAATACTTTTGGAGGAACTGCTACATTTTTAAAATCAAATTTAACAAGTGTTACTGCTCAAACTGTATTTAATAGTTTAGCTGTAACTAATCTTGAAGCAGCTGATGGTGGTGGTGATGGAGATACAATCGAAGAAATTAGACAAAACTCATCTGCTAATTTTGCATCACAATTACGTAACGTAACACAAGATGACTATTTAGTTAGAACACTTTCAATGCCTGCTAAATATGGGGTTGTTTCAAAAGCTTATATTGAACCAACTAAAGCCCAATCTATATCAGCCGGTGAATCTCAGTCCGTTTTAGACTTATATGTATTGTCTTATAACGTAAGTAATCAATTAACCAATGCCTCCGTTGCTTTAAAGCAAAACGTTACTACATACTTATCACAATATAGAATGGTAAATGATTCTGTTAAT